TCTTACACGTTTTCACGCTATTATACAACAAAAAAGGGACCGAAGTCCCTTTATATAAATCCTTGAAATTACTTGTTCATTACGTACATTGTTACTTCAAAACCGAAACGCATTTCAGTTGCAACTGGTGTTGTCCACATAATATGATCTCCTTTCTTGTTTTTAGATTTCAGCATTGCTGATAGAAGAATTATATCTACTTATTTACTTTGAGCACTAAGCATATTCATGAGTTTAACCATACAGTTATAACAAAAATAGTAGGAGATACAGGTAACACCGCAACAAGCCCCACAATAATCATCAATTTTCTACGCCAATTTTTCATATATTTATGTCTTACAAAAAAGAAAACCCGACAGAGAGGAGCCGGGTTTTCAGAGGAGGTGCCTTAATTACGCACCGGGTGAACCCCACATACCTAGTGGATCACTCCAACCGAATGAATATCTTTCACGGGCTTTATATCTTACGTTGCCTGTATCAAAATCACCATCCATAGAAGTTGTTAAAGCAGTTCTTTCAAAATGCTTCATACCGTTAGGTACGTCAGTAGTTAAGAAGTAAGCGTCACCATCAGTTAGATAGTGGTTTACTGTATAACCTTCTGGTATTGCACCATTATTTCTTAATGCGTTAAGGTCGTTATCAGCTGTACCAACACGAAGTTGAGTATCTAATAAACGAGTAGCAACGAATTGAAGAGCAGGTGGAATAACCAACTTACGTGGTTTAGCTGCAATCAATAGGCCTCTTTCATCAGTCCATGCTGCGATTTGAATCACTGCGTTTTCTAATGCTGTTTCGTTAAGGTCTGTTGGTGTTGCTTGTGTGTTACTGTTAGTACCACCTGAAACTAATGGGTGGTTAGTAACTGCACCAGCGGCATTAGTACCAAACAATGAACGGTTATCGCCACCAAGGAAGTTCTGGTTGTAACCATTGTTAAGAACATTAGCTGCTCTAACTTGTTTAGTGTTTGCCATTGAACGTGCAAGAGCTTTAGTGTAGCGAGCTGAAAGACTATCATATAGATTATCTTCAACTGCTTCTTCAGTTAAACTGAATCCTAAAGCAATTGTTACGTGGTTGTATCTAGCTGTAAAAGCTTCTTGTGCGTTATCATACGCAATAGCTGCTCCCTCTGACTTAAGAGGTGCGGCTGCAAAGCCAGCTAGTTTTGTTTCTTCTTCAAAAGAACGATCAGAAGATTCAGTTTCGTAAATCTCTTTATGCTCTTCTCCGTAACGCTCATACTCTAAACCGAATAGTGCGTTAAGTCCTGGTAATAGCTCCTTAAGGAGCTGGGCTCTTGAAATTGCCATGTTTTATTCTCCTTAATTAGATTCCAGTTGCATTGTCATATGAGTGTATACCTGCATTAAACTTAATTAATAAGTCTGTGAATGCATCACCCACGGTTGAAGTTGGACTATCCACAAAGTCAACAATACGAAAAGCAATAGTGTTTGTCGTAGCTGTTGTAGAAGATACTGCACTATTAGAATTACCTGTAGTAGTATCACCTGTATCTGTAGCTTGCACTGCTGCGAAGTTAGTATTCTGACCTAAATCAGCTTGTGTAACTGCGCCGTCCGCTTGTGCCATAAAGATTACATCTGGGTCGTCAACAATATATGCTTGAGCGTCATCTGCCACTGTGCCTGTTGGCCAGTTTTGTCTAAACACTACTGTGCCGAGGTTAGGGTCTGTGTAAGTACAACCTACAAAAACACCAATAACACCAGCAGGGAATGCGTCTGCGTTGTTACCTAAATCTGTAACAATTTCAACAGTTCCCGCGGCTACGATTGCAACAACCGAGCCATTGTATATATTAGTTGCATATCCAGAAGCAATCGGTAATAGACGCGTAGAGCCCGCATAAGGGGTACCGCCTATATGGTTTACTGCTTTAAGTCCGTAAGGACTAGCTGTAGTTGCCATGATTGTTTCTCCTATTTATTTTTTGCCCCTTCCGAAACTTTTACCATTTTCCTGACCTTCAGCAAACTTAGGCATACGAGGATCATTTTGATTCAGGTATGACTGGTCAACTGCTTCAGTCTGCGCTCTTGTTTTTTCATTTACAAAAGCTTGTCTTTGGTCCATCATTTCTTGAGGAGCTTTACATAATAATAGACCTCCAATTTCTATGCCTTCTTTAAATTGGCTATTGGGGTCTGCTTGTAATACGACTTCTGGGTGTTCCGAATGCTTCACCGGTTCCCAGCCTTCACGCATTTTTGAAGATACGTTCATGTTATCAGGCTCATTCAATAAAGAAACTCGAATCCAACGATAGGCCCATCCAGCTTTTTTAGTAAACTCTGGAAGGAGTGAGGCAGGTTGCCACTGTTTTGCTACGTCTTCTCTTACTTCAGTATCTCTTGATTCTCTTTTAATTACCTTATCCATTTGCGTTCTCCAATTTCATAATTTCTCGTGCATATTGCTCAGGTGTTAACTTTAGTTTTTTCGCTAAAGCGACTTGCGTCTTAGTCAACCTAACTTTTTTAGGGCTGGTCGATCTGGTTGCAGGAGCAACAACATTTGAAGGTTTGCGTTGGGCGGGTTTTTCTTCCGGTTCCAACGAATTATCCCCAAAGTTCTCAGGGAATCGTTTTTGCATCGTTTCATCTATACGACGGTAGTATTCGTCAGAAGAAGGATCAATCCCACCTCTAACTAATTGTTCGTGCACACCTAGGGCTAGACTTGTCATTTGCTCATCTTTTCCAAACCAATCGTTTTTGCTTTGCCAATCTGTTGCTTTACTATCTGGCTTTGCAATTGGTGGTTGCACTTGTTGATTAGACTCTACTCTAGTTTCTGCTTCTTGTCCAGAAAAATTATACTGAGGGCGCATATTTTGTGCGGACGAAAGCTTATACTGAGCTTCATTCATTTTAGTTTGTGCTTCAACAATTCTATTAGTATCACCTGAATCGTAAGCTTCGCGATAATCTCGCTGGGCTACAGACAAATCAGACTCAAATTTACCTTGAAGCGTTTTAATATAATCTTCTTCACCAGAGCTCAATGTAGTCTTTAATTGTTGGTTCTGTTGAATGTATTGTTCGGCAATCCTTACCGCCTCTTGCCTTTCCCGATCAGCTTTCTCTTTTTCGCGTCTTTCATCATGGTGCATCTTTTTAAGTTGCGCCATACGTTGTTTAACGCGTTCAGAATAATCTTCTAAAGTGTCATTTTCAACTTCTTTGACAATTTCTTCAGGTAGTGGCTCTTTACCTCTGTCTTCCGGAGGGGTGTCATCTTCTATTTCTAAATCTAACTCTTCTTGTTTAGGCTCTTGTTTAGGCTCTTGTTCTACTCTTTCAACGTCAGCTGTAGATTTTTCAGGTTCAGCTTTTTTGCCTTCTTCTAAATCTACTTCTAGCTCTTCCCCTTTTACCTCTAATTCATCGGGTATTTCATTTATTATCTCTGCCATCTTTGCTCTCCTATGCGCGCTCGTAGCCACGTGGATCATCCACTACAGCTTCAACCGTGTCGTCGTTAATAATGCGGAATTCTTTTCCGTGTATTTTAATTCTAGTACCTGCATAAGCACGAGTAATGACGAAGTCTCCTTCTTTACACCATGCTCCTGTTGGAAACCTAGCTTCATCTTGATAAGCTAAATCTCCTAGCTGCATAACAAATAAGACCACCGTTGCATGTTCTTGTAATTGTTTTACAGAATCCGATTTAATAATTCCACCTTCATAAGTATCTTCTGCTTCAGGCACCATACATAATATGCGGTATCCTTTAACGTCAGGTAACTGTGAAGTTAGTTTAGCTAATGCTTCATCTTCGCTAACTTTTTTACCGTCAGTGGTTTTAGTATTTTTGGTTTTAATAGGTGCTCCAGAGCTGGAGACTATTTGTTTATCCGGGGTGGCTATAGTCATTTTTTACCCCCTATCTTTACGACGCTATCCGTAGGGCTGCTTTCAAAGTCTTCTTCATATTGTTTATGGTTTGCCATCACATCGGCAATTAGCATCTGAACGTGGTCATATCCTCTAACCTGTCCACATGCATGTTGATAAGCTTCAAACTTGTCAGTTCCTCTGGCCAAACCTTCTATTACTTCGTTGCGTCTCTCTTTTATCAGGCCTGATAAATATAAGAGCGTTTTGTCCTCTGTCATGTTAATCCTTTACGTTAGTTGTTTTCTCCATTATTGGATTCTTTCGTCTTAGGTGCATTACGCATCTGAGATTCTTTTTCGCGCAGCATAACGTCTTTTTGTTTGTTGATAGCTGCTGCGCCTAATTTAGCGCCTTCTAGAACTTCTTTAGTCCTTATTTGTTTAGATTCCATTTCAGCGTCAGCTCCAATCTTAGCCCCTGCAATAGTTTCTTGTGAAGTAATCCTGGCTTGCTCTAACATCACATCACGTTGTGTAGTTACTTCTAATTTTTGTCTTTCTAACTCAAGCTTAGCTGCGTCTAGTTGAGTATCCGCTTGCATCTTCTGCGCTTTAGCTTGAGACTCTTGTTGTTTAATTTGAAGCTCTTGCTGTTGCATTTGAATCAACGGATCTTCTTGTAATTTCTGAGCTTGTTTTTGAGTTGCGTCTGCTTGATTCTGTTGCAACAATTTTTGTGCCGCGTCTGCAGAAAGTCTAGCCACTTGGTTCTGAATATTTTCAGGTAAAACTTCGTCTTCTTCAGGTAGTGGTACACCAAGTTGTTTTTCAATTTCTAATCTGTATTGGAAAGCTAAATGTTCTGCTAAATGAGCTTCCATTGCTGCCTGCATTTGAGGTGCTTTCGGATTTTGTCCTATCATTTCTCGAACTAAAGGATCATCTCTAAATGAGGCGTGTACCGCAATGTGAGCTTTATGATCTTGGAACAAAAATGCTTTAACCGGGGTTCCGTTTACCATGTTCATATTCTCGGTTACTGGATCTGCAGTTTTTGCGTCGTCTTCTGTAGGAATAAGTTTTCCTATATTTTTAACACCTAATACTTCAAGCATCTGCCTATTAAGTTCTTTTAAGTCATAGATGTCTGGATTTTGTTGAGCCATTTGCATGACGGCTTGATACTGCACAACCTTCTGAGCCATCGTTGCAGCATTAGGGTCAGCAACAGGAATAAGACTAACTTTATCGTAGTCTGATTGCTTAGCTCCTGGGTTTCCTGATGCAGGATCATATTGATAATCAGGGTCTGTGTAGTCTCTTATTAATGTTTTAAGTAGTCCAAACTCTTTTTTCATTGAGTAATAGATACGTGCATTAACTGCCGACATTACTTTGAGTGTTCGCTCTAGTATTGCGAGTGTAGAACCTACTGGAGAGTTAGCTGACATATCAGATACTTTCATATCTGCAGCAGAAGCAAAGCGTCTACCTTCATCAATAATTTTATCCATTAGTTGAGCAAGTACTTGGCTTGGCTCTTTATACGGGAGGTTCATTAAGTTATCACGAAGTGTTCCAGACGCAGCATCTACATCACGCCACTCACCCGGAGCAATAGGAGTATCATCACCTTTAATACGTAAGCCCCTAGTTTTAAATCCACCTGGAAGATTTGATAATGTACCTGCGTCAACTAATTGTCTTAATAGCATTGTTCCTGATTTTGAAAACGCCCCAATTAAATGAATCAGACCAAAACAATAAAACCCAAATCCTGGTATATAGCCATAGTGTACAAAATGTTGTCTTGAAGACTTAGTTGAATCCTCTTGTTTCCAGTTACGTCGTACGGCTAAGATTTCTGATGTGCCTTTATCTATGGTAACTACGTATGGCAGCGCTATTCCTGTTTTACCTTTTTTGTCTTCATCCTCATAACCTTCTAAATCAAGGTTAACATTCATTTCTAATATTTTATATCGATCATCATTAGTAGCGTCAAAGCCCATTTGTTCTGCAATTTTTTTCTCTACTTCATCTAAGTCGTAGTCAGGGTTTCCAAGTTCTACATCTCGGTAAAATCCCATTTGTTGTAAGTTATGGATTTCTTGTTCTGTTTTGCGCATT